CGTCTGCTTTCAAGTGTGTCACTGCTTTCAGGATAAATGTCAAGCAGCTTTTCAAACCTTGAAATCCCATATTCATCTGCAGTAGCAATAAAGCGGTTGTTCAGTGTCCTGTCAACCGCTTTCCACGCTATATCAAATTCCCGGTTTACAGACTTTAATGCCGCAACCGGCTCGATATACTCCTGCATAAACTCCGGAAGATATGAAACAAGGTCAACATCTCTTATCAACCCGATACACCTCCAATCACTGGTATTTCATCTGCACCGAGTGTCAGATTGTTTGCGCTTCCGTTTATTTTGGTATCTGCTATGTCTGTCACACCTTTAATTGCAAGTATCCGCGACTCAATCTGGCTTATACGGACTACTGTGTATGACGAATCCGCCCATCCTTTTCTTAATTCCAGAAGATAAGAATCCACTGCAGTTGTTATGGAATTTCCAAGATTGGACCAGTTATAGCCTTCATCAAAGGTCAGTGTTATTTTTACCTGCACAGTCACAGGTGCTGCGCTTTTTACCGTTACAACATGTCCAATCGGTGCCAGACCACTTCCCTCCCCGGCATAAAGCTCAGGGTCAAGCTCTTCCTGTACCGCATTGACAAGTGTCGAGGTAGCTTCACCGTAATCATCCGAATCTACAATTGTAATCAGTACCGTACCGCCAACGGTAAGCTTCTTTTCAACTGCTGCCATATATACCTTTGAGAGCCATAGAGCAACATCTGCATCCAGTGTGCTGATAACCGATTTGTACCATGTTGTTACCTTCTCAGCCGGTATAAGCTCAGCCGGGCGGATGTCACTGTTCCAGTTTCTTGTAACCTTCAAAGCACCCACACCGTTGATTTTCCTGACATTTTCTATATAGTCCTCCTTATTACCGCCAAAGGTACGTTCGCTGAAAGAATCAAAATATCTTTGTCTTAATACTTCTGTGTCCTCTTCATCCTCCCCCGGTATCAAAACCTCTGTGAGTGCCGCTGTCTGCAGTCCGTCAATATACTCTATGGGTATCATATCCCCTAGATACTGGTTTCCAATCACTCCCACAGATTCGCACTGCACCTGATACTGACCATCTGCAATTTTTTCTGTCACTACATAATTTATCTCGCCTATGTTGAAACGCTTTCCCGTCACATCAATGCTCGCCGGGGTAAACTCGCCTTTAAGCACTGCACTTGTCGCAGCCTTCGGAGTAATACCTCGGTCACCGCAGAGTAAAATTAAAAATTCCCGTGCCGCTGTGTCACCGTAGCTGTTTGAAACAAGTGCCTCCAATTCAATATACAGTATCTGCATCTCCCAGGCTGTTGCACTGTGTGTGTCATATATAAGTGAACTTTCCCGCTTATCCAGTTTGTTTGATACCCGGTCAAGCATACGCGCGAGGATTACGTCATAAGATTCATTCTCATACACTAGATGTTCACCGTCCTTTCTGCTACTACGTCACCATAAATAGTGTTTACTCTAAATGATGTATGGACCTGACCTTTTATCGATATGTCATGTTGAAAATCAGTAGCATAATTTATTCTTGTATCTACTGATAACGCATCCTTAATCCTGCGTTCCAATTCAGGGCAAACCCAGGTTATGGGTTCACCATACAGGTCAAGAGTTTCTATTCCATGATTCTGCGAATATATAAGATATTGATATCTTTCTGTCTGTAATATCCTGAATATGGTTTGTTTCATAGCCTCAAGCTTGTCGCAAAACCCCCGAACCGTATTTCCATTTAGGTCCATTTTATAATTAAGGCTTGGCTGTTCTTCCATTTCAAAATCCTGGTCTAAAAAACCAACTGTTGAAGGTATCATCCTATTCGGTCAAGTACTATGTACTTTTGTCCTTCCTGCTGCCTGATAAGAACAACCTCATCACCGTTTGCCAAGCCTTTTCTTATGATGATTTCCTTCTTACACGCAATTTTATGCTGGTGTGCAAGATTCACACCGGTTGTATCCTCATTCTGATACTGGTGTTTATGTGTGGAAAGAGCTGAATCAGTATCACAGGATATATCTATCGTAGCCTTTAGTTCCTTTACATTTTGCGTAAGCACAAGCTGTGCTTCACCAAGCACCAGTTTCTGCTCCACGTTGATTTTTAACGGATTTGTTGAAACCACTTTTCCGAAGAATACTTTTACAGGTTTAGAAGCCTCCACCGCTTCCAGAGCTGCCTTTTTCAACGCTTTTACCAATTCATTTGCATCAGGCAACAAACTCACCTCCTCTGAGTGTTAAATCCATCCAGTGTTCACTTTCCTTATACGTGTGGATACATTTTTCGACTAACATAAAGTTTTTAATCTTTATGTCATCAAGGCTTAAATCGACTACAACCATCGAACCAGCTCTTACTCTATTGTCGCCTATGGCATTTTTTATTGTCAGCTTCCTGGTCTTTTTGTTGTAAAGCTTAAGGAGTGCATCTGCCTTCGACTGACCATTTTCACCGTCCTGAAGCGTGTCAAAATACTGTAATATACCCCACTTGTTGATGTTACTGCTGTCCTGTGCCATATAAACATCACGTTTGCCCGTGTCATCATTGTCATAGGTCAGTTTAATTTTATTGTACGTATCTGAATCAATGGATGACGTATAATCAAAGTTTTCCCCTGTCTCCTCATCAATCATCAGGTAGCCCGACTGGCTGTCACCCACATACATATCACCTATAAACTTCAAGGTCAGCTGTCCGAAGTCATCATACAGGATAAACATATTGCCCATATTGGTAAGCTCCAGATCAAGGGCATTTTGTATCATTTCAAAAAGCGAGGTATTTTCCTCCACCCTCGAAGGTATTGTGTAACTGGTTGCTGCCAATGTCCCGACATTCAGCGAATAGTCATCTGCCACCATCTTTATGAACTGTGATGCGGTTTTATTTTCGTAGACTTTTGTGTCTTTATTTTTCAGGTATCTCAGTTGATCGTACGCTGTCACCGTCACGATATGGTCCTTCCCTCTCTGCTGCTTGAACACAAAGCCAAAGAACACCTTGTCACCATCAGCCTTAAACCTCACCGCACTGCCCTCTGTCATATTAAGCAGGGAATCGCTCAGCACTTTGAAAGTGAGCTTTCCGGGTGTGCCTGACCGTTCCGTGGTCCATTCGATGCCTTCCTGAACTGCAGGCTGGTACACCTTTGTGCCCGTCTCATCTCCAACTAACAATTCAATATTCATACAAATTTCACCGCCTAGCTAAATGTTCCTTCGTCTACCCAGCCGTATACATTGGATGACGAATCAGTATGTATTAAGTGGTATGGATGTGCTCCACCATTTCCTTTACAGGTCTTATCAAGCGTAATCTTCGCCTGACCCGCCCTTGCACTGTATCCTTTCGCGCCTGAGTAGCTGCTCACGTAATGTGTTCCTCCCTTGAAGCTCACAATGTCACCGGCTTTATATTCTTTTTTCGTACTGGCGGTTGTGGTGGTGGCTGCTCTTGACTGCTTAACAACGGCCTTTGGCTTGGAATCTGATATCTTGATGCTTACTGTCTTGGTTCCATAGTCCCTGTACTGTTTCAGACTAATCTTCACCTTTAGGTCAAATCCCTCACCTGTATCCTCAACAATCTTATAGTCTTCCAGTGATACCTTGATGTTTGTATTAAAAAAAGCCTTTCCATTCGGCTGTCTTCTGCAGACAATGAATTGAAACGGCTTTTGTTGTGTTTTTAAATTTTCAAAGTAATTCAGGAAATAACTCGCTTCCTGAAAGCCGGACTTGTAAACCGCAAATGGATACTTAACCTGCGGAATCAGGCATTCAAACTCTATATCCGACAGTTCGGCTTTTTTTAGAATGTTTATCTCCCCTTCATTCATAAGCGTCACTGTCTTGTTTGCGTTATTTACCTTTATCTCCAGTTTGGAAGGAGTGACCGGTAATAACAATCTATCCAAATAAAAATCGTATCCTGTTGACATTTAATGCACCCCTTCCGTAATTGTATCAACTGCTTCATTCACTGCATTGGTCAGGCCGTCAACCACACCATCCAGGTCCATATCTCCTGATATATTGTTATTGTTGGTTTGCTCAATTGTTATTTCTGCCGTTGTGTATCTGTTAACTGCTTCCTGTTCCGCTATATCCCGCAAATATTTTAGTTCTTCCTCTGTTATATCCAGTGTGTCCTCTATTGCTGAAGCACTTCCGGCAGTGGATGCTGCTGAGTCTCCAAGTCCCGATGTATCGATTCCATCTGCAACGGCATTTGAAGCCACATCCGAAAATCCTGATGTGTAAGAGCCCACATCAGGTAATTCAGAAGCTGCATTGCTAAAGTCAAACAGACTTGACACCTTATCCACTACGCTGTCACCCCAGTCTGCACCGCTATTGAGCGCATCACCATAATCCACACCTTCAAATGTATAATCAGATGCGTCCAGTGTTTCTGCCGCTGTTCCTCCTGCTGATTCTATAGTTGCATCTACCTCAGCCTGAACTTTATCCTGAAATCCCGCAACAGCTCCGGCAAGGTTTGAGCCAAAAACTGTATCTAATGCCTGAGCTGCCGCCTCAACTACACCTATGATATAGTTAAACATCGACAGGATAACTGCCTTGATTGCCGCCACCGGATGATCAAAGATAACCCCTAATGCCGCTGCAAAGTTTGCAATCATATTATAAAGATTCACGCCGATTGTAATTATATAATTAACCAAGCCTAATATTATGTTCCAGACGAACGCTGCTGCCACCGCTACTATTCCGCAAACAACTCCAAATCCTGAAACTGACGCATCTGCCATGTTCGACATTGCCTGACACACAGCAACAAGGGCAGCAATCAGGGCAATTATCCCAATCACTATCCAGGTTATAGGACAGGCTGCCAATGCCGCATTCAAGCCTTCCTGCTGTACCGTCTGTATGAATGTCGCAACGCTCCATTTAGTTGTTGCTGCAGTGTGGATAGCTGTCGCTGCCGCAACAGCAAGCTGTATCCCCTTTCCTATTATCAGTGCAGCATTGTAGGCTGCAAATGCTGTTATAGCTCCGGCCACAACAGGTTCAATCACCGACCAGTTATCTGCAACCCACGATGCCGCCTGTGCCATTAAGTCAAACGCACTGAGGGCATATTCTGCCAATGTAGCTATAGCCCCGATTGCATTATTCACAAATTCCTGAAACTGTGGGCTGTTTGCAAGTTCGTTTATCTTGTTCAAAACCGGCTGGAATGCTATTAGGGCGGCATTCTGCATCTGCTGCCAAACCTGGCTCCATGTCATAGGCATGCTGTCAAAGCTCTCGTTAATCTCATCCGATGCTGCAAAAATTGCTGTTTTTACAAGATCAGCGGATATGAGACCTTCTGAAGCAAGGTCACGGATATGTCCCTGTGCATTAGTGGACATCTCCTCATAGCTTACATCGATTGCATCTGCCATACTGGTTGCAATGTCCTCGTTTTCCTGTATGTATTTCGATATGTTCTGTATAAGGTTAGGCGCCTGCTCGAATATACTGTTTAACTCATCACCTCGGAGAACTCCGGATCCAAGTGCCTGTGTGAGCTGCAGCATTGCATTACTCGCTTCCTGCGTGCTTGCACCGGCGAGGTTCATCTCCTTTTGTACCAAATCAGCAAATGCAACTATCTCCTCCGAGCTGCTAAAAGCGTCCCCTGCATTGTTACCAAGCTTTGCAACAACTGCTGCCATATCAGAAAACGAACCCCTTGCATCCTGCGCTGCCGCATAAACCATATTTGTAAGCTCCTGTGTGGATCGCAAGCCGTCATTCATCATATCCAATCTTGCTGTCGTTTGTGTCAGCTCATCAGATATGTCTAGTACATTTTCAGCTGTTTGAATGCTCAAGTACGCCGCCGCTGCCTTCTCAATGCTGCTCACAAGACTGTCAGAGTTTTTCGCGCCCTGCTGGATAGCTGTGTTAAACTCCATCTGCCCATCTATGTCATCCCTGATGTAGCGTTCTGTATTGCCTATGGTTTGTGATAAATTTAAATAAGCTTCGTTTGCTGCCGATACATCCATATTCTGTACTGCATTATTAAGGTTGTTCTGGGCTATGAGTGCCCGGTCCAATTGGGAACGAAGCTGCTCTAATTCCGCATTGGCTGTATCTGTTCTGAGATTCACCGGATTGCTTTCCATCTGCTGTATGCGGTTTCTTATATTGTCAATTCTGACCGCCATTGTATTCAGATTTTTTGCTGCTTCAGGCGGGAATATCATAGTATTGTAAGCCTGCCTTGCAATGGCGTTCTGTGCGCTGCTTAACCGCTCCAGCATAGTGTTGGCGCTTTGTAGTTCCTGTTCAAACCGCTCAATCCCTGTACTTGTAAACACATCAAGGTTGTCCGTCTGCCATACAACCGGAATCTCCACCGGATCAGGTGGTGCATTTGGCTGTATCTCTATTGGTACCGTTTCCGGATTTTCAATCAATGGGTCCGGCAAGATTGGATTTACATCAACATTTATAACCTGTGATGGTACACCTCCCATCAATTCATCAAGTTCCTGCTGTTTTTCCATAACCTTGTCAAGAGCATCTGATACTGACTGTATCTGGAGCTCGGCAACAGAAGGATCCATCTGAAATGGGTTTGACTGTATAAATTCCAGCGTCCTTTCCATCCGGGTAAGCTCATCATTTATCACTGATATGCTCTTTACTGCATCATCTGGCAGCACATACATATCACGTCCTACACTATTGATTGCTTCCTGCATACTCGATACTTCATTCAGTCTGGTGGTAATCTCCGTTATCATCTGCTCTGATTTTGCAGGTATTTCAAAGGATTCAGCGGCAGGCATAATGTCCGGTGATACGCTGTTAAGCGCATTATTCATTTCCTGAACTGCATATGTGGCTTCATTTATCCCGCTTACATCAATGTTTGAGTTCATAGTCTGCTGCATATTGTACATTGACACTGTGGACACATTAACCGCGTTCGTTATCCTGTCCAGAGTGCTTGTAAAATTGTCCTGCAGCTCTATGCCGGTTTTAATTGAGCCCATATAGCTCACCTGCCTTTCCATAGTTCTATCGTTTTTTTCTGCTTCTGTTTTCCGCTTTCTTCTTTTCCTTTTTGTCTGCATCTATCTTCATTTCGATTGACGCAACGACAAAAGCTTTTTCCTCTTCATCCATGTTAAGAAAAACAGAAGGCAGTATGTGAAGCTTGAGAAGGGCATAGTAAGCAAAATTTGCTTCTGCATCCCCCTCTTCAATTAGTTTTTTGCTTCATTCACCTTGTCCTCAAAGGATTTGTCAAAGCCCTGGAATTTCTGCATCCATATTGATAGATTCTGGAACTCCCCAGCGTCATCCACGAGAGCATAAAGAAGGTCCTCCGGTGTCTTGACCCCATACGAATCCTGAAGCTCAGAATCATACAAATCAGGATAAACCGTTGAAGCAGCAATCATTCTTGCCGCATACTGTGAACTGTTTACCTTCTGTCTGTAAAGGTTTGGCTTTCCGGTAATCTGTACTTCCATAGTACAGCGTTCGCGGATTTCCTCATTTTCCTTGGAACTAATATGTCGAAATTCCCAAAGCAGCGGGGAACCGTCCGCACCAACAAGTGATGTTGTAGGAGCATACTTTTCGTTTTCCTTTTTTACCTTATTTGACTTCATAAATAAGCTGAATTTAGACATTTTTCTTCATCCCTTTCTATTTGTTCATTTGTAAATTTAAAACCCCTTCACGCGGCTGCTGTGAGCTCACGCGAGGGGTTAAAGAGCTAGTTAGTAAGAAAACCTGTGAGATTTGTGAATGACTCCGGAATCGAGAAGTCTTCAAAGGTTCCTTCAATCTCCTCATCCAGATACTCACCGTCTGCATCAAATTTAGCGAGGATGCCGCCATCTGTATTGCAGTCGTATAAGATAATGGTCTGTCTTCCTGCATTGGATGTCGGATCATCATTGGTTATCTGCATCTCGAAGTATACGTCAGTTCCAGTGTTCTTGTATTCAAGAAGTGCCTGTCTGAACACTGGCTGGTTATAGTGAGCTGTTCCTGAAAACGTACCTTCCATACCGCAGGACTTATGACCCACCATAATTGCTCCAAGTCTAGGTACGGATGCCTTTGTCTTTTCAACCTTGACCTCCATATCTATCATTTGCATAAAGTTATAGCGGCGTGTTCCAATTGTAATGTAGCACTCCGCAAGCTTTGCAGCGATTGTGTCTCTTGCTTTCATCATAACATTTGGCATTTATATTCACCCCTTCCTACGCAATGGTTACTGTCATATAAAGCTTACTCATTGCGTTTACAACAGTAATCTCACTTGTAACGACAACAGCCTTCTTTGAATCACCCTGTGCTATGGTTACATCCGAATCACTGAAATCCTCAATTGCACCCATATCCTGAAGCTCTGAGCGGAGCTTTACAAGATCAGACCACAGTGATGTTCTTCCTGCTGCATTGTTCGGAACAACGCCAAGGTATTTGGTATTAAAAAGCACAGCGTCATCGTTTCCAAGCTGGTCTATAACCCTTATGGTCTGGTTATCCTTGAAGATGTCACCGCAGGTGTCTGATGTGGTTACCATTGAATTTATGTCATCAAGGATGCGCACGTCTGAATTTACCTGATGAAGAACAAACTCACCGGCTTTTATTGCCGCCTTAAGCTCTGTCTGTGTGTAGGAAACGTCAACGTTGAATTCACCGTCATACTCCTTGTTCTGACAGGATTTATTAACCTCACAGCCTGCCTCTGCTCCAGTTACCCAGTAAACAAGGGATGCTTCGCTGTATCCATCGTCAGTAACCTTGTTCTTGACGTTGATTACTCCCATATAGTCCGCAGGCATATTGTAAAGCACTGTCTGGAATTTTATACCCATCTCGTCACGCAAACGCTTATTAAAGGCAACATACAGCTTCTTTGTGGTTTCATCCGTTATCACAGCCCCCATAGTGTTGTATGTGTAGGCTTCAATCTTATCAAGGTATGCCTGATGGTCTGCGCCTGATACCTCGCTGTTTGTTCCGCCTTCAAGCGGTGTGCCTGCTGTTTCCTCAAGCGTTGCGTCCGCCTTGAATTCAACATAGTCGTTTGTCACAAGCTCCTCAGCCTTCTCTACTGTCTGGGCATCAACCTGAACGGTTCCGAGATAAGTCAGCACATCAAATGCATTCTCATTGTCCGCATTTATCTGAATCACAACCTTTATGTCGTTGCCTCTTGTCCCTGCATACCTTGCCGTGGCATAAGCGCTGTCTGCCTTATTGCCTCCTCCGTTAAGCCTGTAGGCATATAAGGTCTTAGCACCTATGAACAGGTCACGCAAACCCTTGAGTTTATCGCTGTCATAAGCATATCCGAGTATTTTGAGGCTGTTCTTCTGGAGGTCTGCATTTGTTATCTCAAAGATTTCTCCCGAAACACCCCAATCCAGTTCCAGAGGCATTGTCACTATTCCTCTGTCTGATAATGCCGCTGATGCCGATGCCGCACTTACAAAGTTTATGTATGTACCCGGCAATTCCTTGTTCTGTGTAGTATAACTACCACCGCCTAATGCCATTTATTTCACCTTTCCTTTCTCATACAGGTTAACCATCTGGTCAACCTGTGTAATAGTATACTTTTTGTCTTTGTCCAGAAGGGCGTTCACAAGGTCCCTTCTGTTCGAGTATCTTGCAGAGGCCGCTATCTGTTCCCCGGTAAACTGTGATTCAGTTTTTGCCGGCTCTTCTGCTGCCTCCGACGTTTTTGTTTTCCTTGATGCCAATATCTCCACCTTCTTTCCTATTCTGCTGCAGTAGTGCTTGATTCCAAAGTTTCCATCACGTCATATTGCTCACTGGCAAGGATAAACAGGTCATAAGCGATGAAGAAATTAAGGACTCCGTCCACAACCTCATAATTGATGTCCCTGCCCCTTATCGGCTTATCCTCATCCGGCATAGTAATGTATTCCAGCAGCCACCTGAGGCGCTCCGCAACACTGTTGCATTCACGCTGCACACAATCTTTTGAGTTGGGAAAATACTGGATTACAAAGCTGTTGTTTGTAAAATATCTTTTACCAAGATAGAGCTCTGTACCCGGATTCAAGCACGCAACGAAAAAGCAGGGCTCATTTATTCCCTGCTTCATCTCTTCCATGTAGATTTCGCAATTTTCAAATTCTTTATTTATGGCAATGCTTATTGCCTCAATTATCGAATTTATCATTTCATGCACTCCTGTAAATACTTCTTTACCTTGTTTTCAAGCACCTTCGGGGCAATGGTCTGAAGCTCCTGCTCGGATATTGTCATCATAAACCGTCCCATAACCCAGCCCTTGTGGTTCGGGGTTCTGTGACCGTACTCAACATATGATGCATATTCCACAGGGTTTATGATTTCGATTTTATACATATCGCCTGTGTGCTGTACATTAAGCGAATCTACATAGCTTCTTGCTGCTGCCCGTTTCTCGCCAGTCCAGCCACGTCTTAATGTACCGCCCAGTTTTCCTGTTGATTCTGGATAATCCCCTACAGGTGTGCGCTTTATGACCTTTCTCAATAATCTTGCGGCCAGTTCCTTTGCACAGGCTTCCACAAAAGTATCCGGATTCTCCAGCTGTTCAAGCTGTTTTTGAAATTCCTTCATGCCCCTGATGTCCATTTTTCCAAACTTTCCCATATCACGCCCACCTTTTAAACAACTCAAGAACAATCTCCTGGTGTGTATCATATACTGCCGGCACACCACTGCAGGTGTAGTCCGTTGTTACACCGCACTGTGTGACTGTTATCTTTGAGCCTTCCCTGATGGTTATATCAGGTGATATGAACAGCCTGGTTGTTTGTGTGAGTTCTGCCGCCGATTCAGTCTGATTTGCAGTTGTTATTGTACTAAATGACAGCCTGCAGGGCTGGTCTTCTAACACAACTACGTCCTTAAAGTCTGTCAGTTTCGACCTTCCATCCTTTACCTTATGATGCTCCGTGACGGTACAGACTCCGTCATAAAGACTTTCCTGTGCTTTCCTCGCTGCCTTTCGTGCAGCTTCAACAGACTTTACCATCTAAGCCTCCTGAATGAAGCAAATTCCTCTTTACCGTAGGAAAGAAGGTAATTGATAAAGGCGGCCAGTCTCTGCTCCGGTGTCTGACTTGCGTCTCCTGTGGCAAATACCGTGTCTGTATCACCCGTCTTTATCTGTTTAACTGCATAATCAAGGTCAATATTTAAATTTTCCGGGTCAAAGGTTTTCTTTACCTGAAGAAATTCCCCTGCTGCCATGTCAATTGCTATATACTCCAGTCCTTCCGGAACATCCTGCCAGTTGATATCGTTCTTTATACTGCTGCGTACCTTTCCAACAATAAAGTTCAGGTAAAGCTCATCGCCTTCCTTTGCCTCATAACCAAAAGACTCCAACCGTTCCAATACACTGTTCACATCAAACATTCAATCACCTGCTACTTTCTGCTGCCTTTCCGCGGCTTTACCGTCTCCTCAGCGGTCTCCTCTGCGGGTTGCACCGGTGCAATTTCCTCACTTTCGGATGTTTCCTCACTTTCGGAAACATCCTCGCCCTCTACCTCGTAACCGAGTGTCTTAAGCTTCTCGGCGAGCTCCTTGTCTTCGGTCTGGAATACCCCTTTGCTGAATCTGCAAAGGGGCTTGTTGTTCTCACCATCCCACAAGGTATTAGCCGTCAAAGGTTTCTTTTTAACTGTAAACATAGTCAATCACCATCCATTCTTACTTTACCTCCAGGCCGGTAATCGCACCGTGAAGGAATGCAGGCGCATGTGCAAGTCCAACCTGTCCGTAAATCTGAATACGGTCTGATGCACCCTGTTTTGCAAGAGGCTCCTCAAAGAAATTGCCCTTGCCCGGTACCGGCTGGAATACAGGCGCAACCTGTGATACATCAGCTACAAGGATCGAATGCTTCTCGATAAACGGGTCGAACGTTATGCCGACCTTACAGAAGTCGCTCTCAATCTGTACGATATTCATTCCGGCAATGTTCTCTGTCATCTGCATCTGCGCCTTGAAAAAGTCTGCATACAGATTTGTAATCGCCTGCTTGATGTAGGAATTACAGAAAAGAACCATATTGCCGAAGGATGCTCCGTTGTCTGCCATCTCCCTAAAGAGCTGGTCAAACAAATCCTTTGAAAGTGCCGCTCCCTTCGCATCAATTGATGTTCCTGCATCAGATGTGCAAAGCTCTAACATTCCACGGGTCTTGTTCGATGTGCTTCCGTCCTCTGTCTTCTGGTATGTACCATTCAGGAAGGAATACTCGATGTCGCGCGCAATCTTTACAAGCTTCTGCTGTATCTGGAATGCCTTTTCATCATTCGGGTTTGCCGTCTGTCCTGCTGTGTTAAGGCCTGAAAGCCTTCCGCTGTTTGACTGCTTGGCGTAGGTTAAATCAATAACCTCCTGATGTATCTGTGTTACATTGGTCTTTTGCTCCCTTGCAATGTGACTTGCAGCCGGGGCAGTTACTGATGCAGTTTCGGAAATATCCGGCTGTGCTGCATCCGGCAGGTCGTATACAACGCCTGTCTGAAACTCAAAGTTATCTGTCTGCTTTCCACCTGTAAGACCGCCAATCATTGAGAGAAACGGGGTCTGTGTAGGTGATGCCGTAAATAAATCTCCGGCGTAATTTGGCAAATTAAAAGTATTGCCTGTTCCTGTTATCTGTGACATAATCTCACCATTTTAACCTTTCATGAAAATTATTTCAGTTAGTTCAGTACAATTCCGCCGTCAGCATATGCTTCCTGCTTGATTTTGATTACCTCTAGCTGATTGTTGTTCTTCCTTGCATCTGCAAGGCGTGTCTCATACCCGGTTCTTTTGGTGTCGGGTATGTTTGTTGATGTTCCCAGTTGTGTAGACTGAAAGCCAACAAGCTGTTGCTGGTTGTCATCTGCTGCCTTAAACATGAATTTCGAACCCTCATCTGCCTTAAGCTTGTCTATCTGCTCCGACAGTCCCTTGACAGTACCGTCATCAGACAGCTTTGCATCGGTAAGCTCAAGCAGCGCCTTAGCCGCTTTGATGTTTAATGCGCCTGAATCGGAAAGCGCCTTTTCAACCGCCGCTTCCACCCTCAACTGTTCCAGTTCCTTCGCATGGGCATCGTCCTTTGCCTTATTTTCTGCCTGCAGGGTTTCAATCTGCTTCTTCAGCTCCTCGTTGTCACCGACAGATGCCTTTAAGCTGTCAATCTGCTTGTCTCTCTCCTTTACCTGCTTTGACAATGATGCATTTTCGGCCGTAAGGTTTGTCTTCTCCGCCTCAGATGCTGCCTTGGCGTTTTCGATGTCATCACCGTTGATTTTAATGACCGCATCTGCCTGCTCCTTGGATAATCCCAACGCTTCAAGTTCTGTTCGTTTCATATTGCTCTCCTCACTTTCAAATACATTTTTTACGGGGTCACTCCCATATGATAGTTAGGTTTTCTCGGTTATACGCTTGTCAGACCGCAATAAAAAGCACTGCCCCTTGGCAGCGCCTTGTTACCCATATTAATATTATATGTTCAGCAACATTTCAATCAAATTCAAATCTGTAATCTCAAATGTCAAGGTACCTGATACGGGGTCATTGTCTGCAAATCTCAGACCTGAAAACAGCAACTTTTCTGTTTTCCTCTCCCCTGTGACATCTCCTTCTGCTTCATATGTCTTTGCCGTACTAAAAGCACTCTGCGTGAGATACTGAACATCATTACACAATATGACCGATGCAAGTATTTTCTTTTCTCCCTTGCACTGTCTTCCCAGTACTGCAACCATGCTCTGCTCTTCAATTATTTCTATATTCCCATCAAAGTCTGCCACGGGAATACGCCTCCCAGATACTTCATTTAATCTTGCTGCTTCAATTTTTAAAACTCTGATTGTTTTAACCATCTTTTACCACTCCATTCGTTTATTGACATTTGGGGACATTTTTTGTAATATAATATTTGAAAACACATATGTGACCCCCACAAGAAGGTTTTATCCTTTGGGTTGCACCATGTGTTTTTATTTATTTCTTTCAAAAACATTCAGAATCTCATCATCCTTTAATAAGATTATCCTTTGTACAAATGCCCTATTTTTTGATTCAAACAGAAGCTCTGCCTGCTTTTGCAAATCTGAGACATCCAGCGGATTTTGTGAAATATCAAAAACAAAATTTTCCGCCTGCTCTCTTTTCCCTTTTAAAGCATTGTACAAAACATTCTTACTTGTACCAACAACCGTTTTTAAATCATATTTTTCACCATTGAATATGTAATCAGGCGTTTTTATTCCTTGCGGATTCAGTACTCTTGGGACAAGTTCTATTTTCCCTCCAAATGATTTTACAAGAACCGACGCAACATGTTTCTCATTTTCAGACGGGCCAAATACTACATTGTGATTGTCAACAGTGTATTTTGTACCATCTACGACATACGAATTTAATTCTTCTATATCATCGTTAGTGTGTGATGCCTTCGAAATCCATTGCTCTTTTACATCCTTTGCCGATGAACATTTTCTATCATCTGTTTTAACCTCTTTCAGCTCCGACTTATCTCCATCAACAAACTCCTTCTTCCACTGCTTATATGTCATATCTGCCGGCACATAATACACCTTGCCGTCCTCGTTCCTTGCTGCCCTTTCTCCTGCATCAAAATCGTCATCAAAATACGGAACTGTTGTGGTTCGGCAGTTCACATGGAACGGTGGTGCCGTAATGCCTATCTCCCACTCTGACATAAAGAAATGCTTTCCGTCCATATCCTGACATATCTCAGAGGTTCTTGAATCCAGTGTTGCCACAATCTCATACTGTTCCACATCGAGCTCCTTAAAACAGTCCTTTTGTGCTGCACTGCTAAAAAACGCTTCTTCCGTCATAACAAGCCGCCCTGCTGCCTGTTTTGATGTGTTCATCTTCCGGGCAATCTCATCTATTGCCTTCTGCGGATCCTGTCCGAGTATAATGTTCTGTGCAAGCGTCTTATTCAGTTCGTTCACAAGCTTTTCCCGGTTGCTCCATACCCTTGCAGAGAAATTCTTGCCATCAGCCGCCCAGGGCTTGTTTATAACCTTTGATATGGTTCTGTCATCCAGCTTGGCAAATTCCCAGCCAACACCCACACCCTTCTGTATCTCGTAGGCTGTACGGTAATAGCCGGATGTGTATACATCACGCATAGTGCTGTCAATGCTGTCAAGCTGGTTTCCGAATAACGTTTCCAGACTCTGCTGTGTCTGTATCTTTATTGCTTCCAACCGGCTTATATGGTATCGCGCAGACGCATTCTCGAGTTGTTTCATCCACTGTCCGTTTTTCGCATTTTCCTTACCGTTCTTTATGTATTCCTTTACATCCCACTTGAATTCTTCCAGTTCGTCGCTTGACAGCAGTTTTTTTGCCTCAGTTAATGATATGCCATTATTTTTTGCCAGTCTCTGATACCACACGGCAAGCTTTCCCTCTATATCCTTTTGCGCCCGCCTATACTGGCTTTCTATGTCTTCATAGCATTCAAGCCCCTGTTGGTGCTGTGATTCCTCAACCTGCCCGAATCTTTCCTTCCAGTATTCAGATGTTTTTGGCATTACTCATCACCACCCGGCTCATCAGATGCTGCACCTGTCTGCGACTGCTGCCCTCCAAACGGGTTATATTGCCGTTCTATCTCTTCCTGCTGCTCCTGCTTCTCCTTTTCCTTCTGTTCCTCAAGCCTGTCCATTTCAAGCTGCGGATTGTCCACCCAAGGATGCTGTCCTATGACGGTCTCTGTTGAAAGGATATTAAGAGACTTAACGCAGTTGTCGATAACCTCCGACTCGTTCATCAGCATATCACGGTTAAATATGATGTTTACCTTCTCGCCTTCAAAATTGCCTTTTCCGGTGTTTGCCAGATGTACATTTATAAACCATAAAATGTCTTCAAACGCCGCCTGATACTCCGTTTCGGTGTCATTCGCATCTATGTCTATGTCGGAATACATCGACTGTATATTCATCTGGTTTGGATTGCCGGAAAGCCTGTCATCCTTCGCATCGTAACCCATTCCGTTTTCAATCAATGCCTTCTTGAATATCTCTATTATCGCCTTATAGTTGTCTGCATTTACATTTATCTCAAGGGTTTCAACCCCGCCTTTTGCTTCTCCGTCATACCTGACCTTGACTGCACCGAAGGTTGCAAGGTTTCTCCTGAATTCTCCAAGGTTCTGTCCGTCGTAGTTCTTAAGCACCAGAATGGTATTTCTTGCGTCCTCCTGCATATTGTTTTCAAAGTCTGACAACATGACATTGATTCCGTCCTGCAGGGACTTAACCTTTTTCAACAAAGGAATTTCACACTCATTTGCCTTAAGCGGTATCAGCGGTATACGGGTCCAGTTTACTCCCTGCGCGTTTCCGTCTGCCCCGGTCATTGTCACATAGCATGTGTCCTGCTCATCATATGTTAAATCCGGAAGCAACTTATTACCGTCAAGAACATACCTGTGTATGCCCTTCATGTCGAACACTTCCACTTTCTCTATGACAACCGGCACATTCTTATCATATCCGGCCACAAGATAAAGCCTGATTGCCCCAAAGAGTCTTGAGTGTTCATCATCCGCCCAGAATGGCAGTATCTCATATCCCGGGAACAGCCTGAAGCAAAGCTTTCCCTCCTTGTCGTAATACGGATGTAGCCAGCTTATTCCACTGTTATATGCGTATTTCCCCGAACGTTTTATGGTTCTCATAAACGCCTTATTAAATATGTCCTTTACCAGTTCGACATATTGCTCGTTATCGCCCTCTACCGTAAAAGGCTGTCCGAACAGATAATTGGTCTTCTGATTTACGAGCTTTGCATACTGGTTGTCGATGATGTGGTTGTTCGGAAGGTTGTTTACTTCCTGTAGCTTTCCGTCATCACCTATCATTGTCCTCTTCCGCATCAGGATGTCATGCTCGTTGTCATAATACAGATGCCCCTTTATCTGCATCTCCCTTTCAGGTGAACCTTTCCATCGCATAATCGACTGCTCAAGGAACTCGCGGTCATCCATGCTGCTGTTTATTCCATACAGCTTGGTACGACCCATATGGTTAATCCACCTTATTCGGTTGAACCATCCCCTTATATCAAACAAAAGACTCACCTCTTTCTTTACACAAAAATAAACCGCCTGTGACGGTTCTTAGTCAAAACTGAATGCATCCGGCAGCAATACCGAGCTTACGCCGTAACGCATTCCATCCATTCCATGTGAAAACTCATGGTCCGGAGTATCTGTCGGTTTGCCGTTCTTATCCAGCGACCAACAATAGTTCCCTATCTCTTTTGAAAATTCCGGACATTTTCCGGGATGCACAACAATCTGGTAATTCTGTATGAGCTGTATTCCATGGTTTACGGAATCCCGTCCTTTTCTTGACGGAGCTGCGTTTATTCCCTCATCCTTCAGCTCTGCTATTGACTTTGGCTCCGCACAATCACATATTATCTTTTGACTGCCGTAACCCATGTCCTTAATTGCCTGTGCTATTATTTTGTTCGTCACACCCGTTTTGTACCATTCATCGAACACATATATACGCATATGCATATTATCAACGAGGGTACATACTAAAGCGTTCGGGTCTGTGAATCCAAAATCAAGCCCAAACGCAGCCTTTATACCGGATATTTTCTTAACTTTATTTACATCAAAGTCCTCATACACCACATTGGTGTATATAAGACCTTCTGCAATTCCCCACTCGCCTTCGCCTTCAATGCGGTAACGCCGGGGATTATTCTTCTTCATCTTCAGGAAGATGCTGCGGTCTGCATCATCAAGCCACTCATTACATTCCCATGTGGTTGTCTTTGTAAATGTATCTTCATCAGATACATCAAAAAACTTTGCCTTGAGCCAACTGTTGGCAGACCACGGGTTGAATGTAAGCGTTATCTGTTTAAAATAGCCTTCCGGCACTTCTCCACGGATTGACATGTCGAGCTTATTAAAGTCATCTTCCCTTATCTCATAGGCTTCCTCTATCCATACCCAGCAAAGCACGCCCTTGTCAACGGATATCGAAGTTATCTTCATACCGTCATCAAGCCCCCTGAACAAAATCTTTTGTCCTGTGGAGCGTCTGGTTATCTGCATCGGCGACACCGTGCATTCAAAGTAGGCGTCAAGCCCCATTCTGTGTATTGCCCATTTAAGATCCGAATAAACCGAATCACGTAGGGTGTTCCCATACCGTCTGACGCACAACCCATTACTTTCCGGATACTGCAGTATGCGGTAAATCATATTAAGAGCAGTGGTCTTTGATTTCTTTGAACCTCTTGAACCTTTACACACACGGTATCTTTTCCGGGTGTTCCAGTAATCGGCATAATTTTTTCCAACTATCCGCTGTAGTGATATGTTTCCCAAACAACCACCGCCTATTCGGTCAGGTCATTGTTTATGACTATCGGTTCAACCTCAAGCGACACATTGTCTTTAAACAGACCGTATCTCTTTCCCAGAAGCTCTGCTGCCTTCAGCTTGTCCTTTTCACTCGGTGCCTTCATTATGACCCTTGCCTCGCTTACACCATCACCGCAACCTTCTACCACAATCTCTTCGCCCTCTGATTCTCCCCTTAGCACGGAAGTAAGATATTTTATGACTTCATCTGCGGTTGCAATCCTGGCATCTTCAATGGCTTTCATGTGTTCCTGTATATAATTTTGCACTTCAACATTCTTCAACAATCTCTGACCCTGACTGTATGCTGTTTTTTCAGAATATCCCGCCCGTATCGCCGCCTGTGTGGCGTTCGCATCAACAAGATATTCAATGGCAAAACGCTCATTTTTCTTTGTCATATCCTCACTTCCTTTAATATTTTCTGTTGCACCGGTGCAACTTCTGCATTTTCCCACTAAAAAACCCAAGGCTGTCATCACCTTGGGTATTGGAGGAAATTTTTTGAAAGATGGCTCTTTCAAATTACGTCTATGCTAACAATATATCACGTTTTTTGTCCCCCGAATCCCTCACTTTTATTTTTTTCAAGATTTTTTATTTTGTTGAAATTTCGATTTGAGTATGTTAGAATTTCGACTACGGAAAAGTACCCATGACAGGGTGGTAACCTCCCGAGCTTAATAACCGGTTCGCCGGAATACATAAGAAGGGAGGTGGTGCAAATGACTACAGCAGATATCATTTTGATATTTATCGGGATTATCGGCTTGCTGATATCCTTCGGTAGTTTAATTATTGCATTGCTTACCTTTCTCGATAAAAAGAGAAACAGGCATAAGTAAAAATTACCTATCCTGTCTGCCAACAGGATAGGTAGCGTCCGTAAGGACAAATCACCTTTGCTCGAGAGCATCCACTTTGGAGTGGGTGCTTTTCTTATGTGCAATATATCACAATTTCATTTTCAATTCAACACTTAATTTACCAATGCTTTATCTCTTTATCAAGCAGCCAGTAGAATTTTCTCCTGCTTTCGTAATATTTGTTTTTCCCTGCCGGCATACTCTTTACACGACGAAGATATTCGTACGTTATACCCTCGTTCGTTACAGCATACAATATATATGCCTGAAGCTCCGAATCTGCTGCTTTTGCCGTCTCTTCTATCAGTTTTATGCGTTCATCCAGCTCCGCCCGCCTTATAGCAAGATTTTCCGTGCTCCTGTGCGGATTATGTGCCGATGGCATATCCGTTATCTCAACCGATTTAACTGTGTTGGTGCAGCTTTCAAGTTCACGTTTCCAATCGTTATACTGCAGACACATATGGTAAAGCTCGCAGTATCTGTGTCTGCTTATGTTATATTTCTTTCCTAACGCTCTGACTCTTGGCAATCTTCTCACCCCTCTCTACTTCATTTTCTGCGGACTCCGCAGCTTCCGCTGGTCTATCCTCTGCCCCTTCGTGCAGTGTGTACAGTGTTCCGGCGGACAGCCCCGACTATGACCCGTCACCAGGATATAGTCACAGGTAAGAAGCATACTTACACTATTTGTTTTATCGTTGGAGCATCCCCGGTATATGCACTTTTTACAATCCTGTTTTGTTGTGTTCGGTGTCTCCGGTGTTACAATCAGTCCCATCCTTATAAGCTCCCTCTTGGCTGTCGGAATGCTCATATCATAGTATTCTGCAATTCTTTTTATGCTCCAGCTCTGAGTTATATATAACTCTTTCACATCGTAGTATGTTAGAGTTTTCTTCTTCCGTCCCATAACCCCTTCTTCTCCTTTCCGGGCGGTCAGCACCTTTGACCGCCCTCTTGTATTACTTGCTTTGTGTGATATATGGTGCAACAACAGCGTTGCAGGTGCTTCATTCTCTTCGGGTAAACCGCTCCATCATCCTGTTATGCCATTCCGGACGGTTATCGAACATCGTGTTCGATTCCTCTACATTTGCCTTCCCGGGGCTTTCCGGCAGATAATTTCGCCCAAATATCTCGCGAAAATTCTTATCAGGATGCTTTTCCTCGAAAGCTCTTTGTCCTTCCTCACGGAGCAGTAGCATATTGTCGGAATTGTTGTGTACCGCTTCGTCTCCTATCCGGTGATGGGCTACGCACAGATACACCTTTAAGCCGTAGTGCTCAGATAGCCGCCGGTTCGCTCCTCCGAAAACGTGATGTTCCTCTATCAGGGTTCCAATTTGTTTGGTTCCAAGTAAATTGCAGAGATAACAGGTGCCGTCCTTAGCCTGCATTATCGACCTACTCATCGTGCTCCACCTTCTTTGTTTCCACTTTAGACACCCTGATCGTGCCTTTATTTGTTGCCTTGATGATTCCTTTTACCCCGTTGCCCGTATCTACCGTAACGCTTGCCACCTTCCCAAGCCCTACAGGTCTCACTGCTGCCTTTAGGATTTCTGCCGCTGCCTCGCTGGTCTTGTAAAATTCAAGGTCTATGTTATCATTTGCCTGTTCCATGCTCTGGGCTATCTTTCTTGCTCTCTGAGCGCCTTCGCAATTGCAAACACGCTCTGCCGCCTGTTCTTCCGTTTCATCCACTTCCAACTCCACCATCACGTACTGACCGCAATGCGGGCACTGTGCCTTAACCATTTAATGTTACCTCCTTCACTTTCGCATACTCCTTGTACGGATTCAATATCTCTTCATTGCCATATTCGAACACTATCGCAAGCCCGTTTTTAAATGCATGCTCAAACTCTATGTTGCATCCCTTACTCTCCTGCCATCCGTCCATCATATACACGGTGTCACACAGCTCCATCATAGCAAGTGACACCACCATATATTCATTATGTGCCAGGGTCTCAGGAAGCTCCGCATTTACCTTTGCCGGGTTAATTACTGTATAACCCTTTTCCTCCAATTTGTTCTCTGTTGCCTGAAACCTCACCATATAGTCCTCTGTTCCTGTTATGGGACCACTTATGTATATTCTCATTCTCAAACCCCTTTCGTTGCCTGTTCTAATCTCCACACCAAGTCTTTTGCTATTACAAGCATATTTTTATACTTTAACCCATTATTTTCTTCCAGCATATCCTGCAGCTCCTTCAGACATTGCCCGACTGCTGCCTTGTATGGATCATACCTTTCTAATCCACCCTGAACCAGTCCTTCTCCAGCCACCTCATCATCCGGAGCACATCCTCCCGGCTCTCGCTCAACTGCTCCGGCGTCTCCGCCTGCTTCAGCTTCTCCAGTCTCGACATCCTGTCCAGAATCTTCGTGAATCTCTGAAGCATCTCCTTCTGATGCGCTCTCTCCTGCTTCAGAGCACGCTTCTTTATCCTCTTCACCGCCTTTATCAGCTCGTTCTTCTGCTGACGGAGTCGCATCCAGTCCTTTATTTTCTTCAACCTTTTCTTCCTCCCTTTCGAGTTTCGAGTTCGAGTCTTCGAGTTTCCGAATACTTTGTTCGACTTTTACAACCCTCTTGTCTTTGCCTGATTTAGTGTTTTCAACGTTTTTCGCACTTTTGCCCCACTCCGGTTTATCCGGTTGCTCCGGTGCAACTGGGAATTTTTCGCCATAAAGGCTTCCCCACCTTTCTTCCGGTGAGCCGTCTCCCCACATTCCGCAATATGTAAAGCCGTCTTCCATCTCTTTATCACTGTATTCCAGCTTTTCACTCGTTCTGAGGAGCGTTATCTTATACGATTTCTCGTTTATCATAAGCATTGCACGACCTCTTCCCGGTATCCTGGTGGAATACATCTTCTCTCCGGAGGGTGCTATTATGCTCCTTATCTTTGCGTGTATGCCGCTTATGCCTCCGGCTTCAGACTTAAGCCACTTATATGCATCTCCTACGTTACATATCTCCACATACAGCTCCGGCTCAGCCTTGAAGATGTCGTATAACGCCTGATACAGCAACTCAATCCTTTCGGGCATCTCACCGGTCTCAGGCATCTTGGGTTTGTCTTCCAGGTATACCTCTATATCCGATACCTTCTTTTCCTCGTCAATCTCGTCCTTAATTGCCTGTATGTCCGATTTGCTGTATGCCGGTGTCAGTTCTTCATTGATTGTGTCCGGAAGCTGCAGCATCAAGGCAAGTTTCGACGAGCCGAACCCCTGATACTCCGGCAGAAGGTGGTCACTATAGCCACCCTCTGAGAATCTGTCGTTGATACTAATGAAACGGGACACCTGTGTCTTATCAAGGCTGTACTCTGCCTCAGCAAACTCCGCTACCGTCTTATATCCCGAATCGGCCAGTATATCCGTGTCTCTTGCCACCTTAAGCAAATAGCCGATTTTCACAAAGCTCTCTGCTGCCTGTCTGAACTCTCCGTCAAGCTCTGCTTTGTATTCCTTATATGTCTTCGCATATAACAATTCCATTACATAGCCTCCTTCATCATATTCTTTAAATCATCCTTGCACCGCTTACCAACCTGCTTAGTAAACTGTTCGAGCACCGCATTCACCACATCTTTATCCGGTTGGCGGTCATATGCTGCATAATGCTGTATGATATGCCCGTCCCAACAGACTTCCAAAGTATAATACGGAGCTTTCAAATCGCCAGTTTTTCGCAGGAAGAGTATAAAGGTTCTGCTGTCATTCATGTTTGAAATATACTTGTCAGACGCTCCCACACAGTGGTGCTGGGCTCTTCCCTCTTTTGTGATGTCTGAAGCCGTGTGCGGTACCATAATCTCATACTCTTCGGTCTTGAATGCAAAATGTTCTTTAAACATCTTCCAGTTCTTTTTTATTTTCGGATATTTACGATCCACTTCGGTATCACGGTACTTAATTTCATTAGCATTCTTTCGCTCCAGGTACTTGTCGTGGTACCCCATCATATCCGGCTGTCGGCACACTATTTCATCCGTTATATCCATGCCGAAGATTTCCGCCATATTGAGATAGTCTATGTAATGTCTATATAGGTCGTACCATCTCTGCCCGGTTATCCGCATCTGCTTTTCCAAGTAATTAAGCTGTCTTTGGAGTGTGAGTCCTGTCCTCTTTGTAGCTTCTATCGCATCCCTCACGTTTACACCTGCTAACTCTACAAAGCGGATACCCTCATCCGTTAACCTGCTGCCTGTCTGGGACTCATACTGCAGAGCTTCAAGCGTTCTGCTTCCGCCCTTCAGCGTCTTATAACGGTTGAAGGTCTGCTTGTCCAACCTTAAAACATCATTAATCCGCTTTTTATCCATATCCAGCAGCTTCCAGTCAAAGGACCGCAACCCGCTTCGTCCAAGTATTTCATCAATCAATACATCCAGTCCACTAATCTGAAGGTATTCTATAAACGGATATCTTTTCAGGACTTCAAGCGTATCTATAAAATATATTCCCTCCCGCTCTCCACCTTTCATTATCTTCTTAAGATCCATCTTACCAAACCGCTCATGTTTCAGTTCCCGCTTGAGATTTGGAGTGTATACCTGTGTCGCCCCGATAAACATACTCCACCAGTATTTTCCGGATTCATGACACCAGCGCTGTATACCCGTATTTCTGTATTCAGCATATTCAAACTTTTCCCTGGCCTTAAAGAAATTATCAAGCCGCTCCCTCTTAAATTCATAGACAGCATACTCTCTGTTTTCCCAGTTATCTTTCTTTCTCTTCATACCACACGAAAAATACCGCACAATCCATCCCGAGTCATCTTTAAGTCGCTGAAGAAGCGCCACATCTACCGTTTCCTTCAGAACCTGCTGCTTATTCCACGCCTTGAATGTTACTCCCGCGCCGCATTTCGGACATTTTGTGGTTTTGTTATGCTCAATCTTCCGCTGGTCCGGTAATATGTCCATGTATTTCCTGCAATGCGTGCAGTACATAACCGGGTCTCTTGCGCGTCTATAAAAAAGGTATTCCGTAAAACAGTTTTTCTCTATCCAATTTTCAAAATTCTTTGGGATAGCCGGTACTTCACGCATGACCTCATCTATCCCTTCAAGCTCTGAGCTGTTCCGCCTCTTTATCTGCTCCGCCTTAACGTTCGCCTGAAAATCAAGCACAGCCGAGTATATGTCCTTATTCGCTCCTGTGCCGAAATACTCATTCACAAGCTTCCTGTCACCGTCCGTCTGCCAGTTTCCATCATATTCATACCTGTAATACGGCACATTAGGAAGGTTATCTATCTTTGCCGCGCGCCATTTATCCTCTGCAGGCTCGTACGTGAGCCACTTATCACTTTCTCTGTCGCAGTAAATCTCATACGCAGGCTCCTTGTTACCCTTTTCCAACTCGTTATGGGTGAACAAAGCAACCTTAAGTATCTTGCCTTCTACTGCTGCCCTGAAATATCTCAGATATTTAACGGTCCTGGTTGTATAGGTATAGCCCTGTGACTCTTTCTGTACTGTCCTTATTGGGTTTTCCCTGACCGTCTGTATCATCCTGGCAGTTGCTTTAAGCTTTTTCATCTCGAGAAGTTTTCGTTTAATCATCACTTACCTCCCATATAATACTCATCTATAAGCTTCTTAGCCGTCCCCATACCCGGGATGCCGAGCTTGACATTCTGTGGTACGCCTGCTGCCTTTGTTATGTCCGCCGGGATGCTGTACATATGCTTGTAACTCCATCCAAGTAGCTTTGCAATGCATCCATTTATGTTCTTGCCCTTCTTACGAACAGCTATTGCTACCTCCGTGCTGTCCACACAGCGAGCCTTGACGTAGTCTATCCAATCCTCAAGAATCTCCTCTACCTTGAGCTCCTTGCACTCGACATTTATCTTTCCGATGGCCGCAAGCGATGTGTTCGTCAGCTCCTCTACGAAGCCCTCTATGTAGTCCTCCACATCCTCACGGTCTATGCCGTTTTCTTCGGCCAATGCATAGAGTGACTTCTCATCACCCTCATTAAGCAGCCCTTCCGCCGCCCTGTTCAGCTCATCCGCTGAATCAAACTCTCCAAATTTCTCAAACATTTTCATTTCCTCCTAGTCTTTTCTCCAGTTCTCCCTGCATCCACCGCTCATAGCTGTGGCTTTCCATACTGACCGTGTAGGTCTGGTGATGCAGTAGCTCCGTTACCTTCTGCCATTCCTCTGCGTCCTTCACCTCCCTGCCCCTTGCCTTCTTCCAACCGTTCTTTTCCCAGGCTATGTTCCACCCATTGTTCAGGGTGTAGAAAACGTGCTCGCATTTAGTGTTTACTAGGGTTTCCGCGTTTTCCGTCATCCTTGAAAGCGCCTTTTCCAGCAGCACCAGGGTGGCTTTGTTCTCGCTTATGCATTCAAAGTCAATAATCTCGTGTACGGTATACGGTTTCCCGTCCACAAAAGCCTCCATCAGGTACATACCGCAGGCTTTGGTCTGCTTTACACCCTTTGCTGTGGTTACTATGTATATATTGCACTTTTTCACGTTCCCACCTCCTGTGGCGGCCTCAGCACTCTCAGCCGTGTGTCAAGCCGTATCTCGCTGTAATGTATGTACGACATCCCGGTAAATTCGTTCACGCCCATCTTTATGCTGTCCCGGTCTATGTAGTAGCCCGGTGTCGGTGTGATGCCTTCCTGGACTATCTTCTTTACCGTACGGCGCTTATAAACCTTCTTCTCCGGTTCAGGCTTTATCAGATTGCGCGAATGGTTGTATGTACTCATAGCCTTCTTTTCCTTCTCGTCAAATAAACTCATCTGCTCATATTCATCAGGGAGAGGCTTTGCGATATACGATGCAAGCTTGCGAAAATTGCCTTCCTCCCTGAGCGGCGTGAAGTGACAGAGCGGTCCCCAGTTTTTCTGCACCAGTAAATCCGCTCCATATATTCTGTTGATTAAAATGTGTATATGTGGGGAACCATGCTTGCCGATTTCTAGGCGATAGATGAATTTGAGCTCCTCTCCTCTTTTCCTGTAGTCCTTACGTAAACCTTTCGTGAATTTTGTAAAGTCCTTCTTTACATCCTCGATGCTTATCCTTGTCCCTGCCGGCATCTTGAGACACGCCCAGATATCGTTCGGGTAGAAATTCGCCTGTATAAGCCGCAGCACATAGAGTTCTTTATTCTTTTGATTCTGGTAACGAATCTGCTCCGGGCTTGCCTTTTTCCTCTTTGCCCTCTTCTCCCACTTGGATCCATACTGTCCCCTGTAGAAGATACTGACCTCGTTACTGTTTAACATTTCATATTTGTATCTTGTGTACATCTGTAACCCTGTCCTAAGTTTAATATAGTTATAGTGCTACGTAAGCGGCCCCACACCGCTGTTTTTTTGACAAGGTTCAATGTATATGCTATAATCGCTATATCATTTGTTCGAGCATATGCATTGAACCTATGCTTCAGCTCCTGTTGCCTCAGGAGCTATTTTTTTATCTTTATCATTGTGTAGATGACAAATTCCAAATCAGAAAATTTGAAATCACTCTCACATCCCGGCGGTAGTTGTATCTCTTCCGGTACCGCCCTGCGGTTGGCCGCCATCTGCAGCACATTGGTTGCTTCCGGCAGCCGTTTGAATGTGTCCGTATGTAAGCCAAAGCTCACCACCTCTGCATCACGCGGCAAATCATTGTAGACCGTACTCGCCGCAAAGCCCCTGTATATCTCTTCATCTCCGTCCCGCACGATAAGCCTGTCACTGACTCGCATCTTGTCTATCATCTCACCTAGTTTCATCCTTAAACTCCTCCTTGTTCCGGATATCATCCTTCATCCTTGCCTCTTCTATGCTGTCTGCCCAACACGTGCCGCATATAGCCAACAGTGCAAGAACCGCACTTGCTATGCCGAGCACCAGCTTTGCCACACCTTCCGTCTTCCGGCTTATAACCTCTATCAGGCACATAACCGCAAGGAACATTGCTAACTGGCTATAACTTCTCAATACTTCAACATCCTCGTTCATACCTTCCTCCTTTGTTGCACCGGTGCAATTTTTCTTTTTTTACACCGCCTGCTGTCTTGCCTGACCTACTGCGACAGTATTCGCAAGCCGCTCTGTCAGTTCCTTGCTAATCTCTTCCTGCTTTTCCTTTGGCAGGTCCTTTAAATCGACCCACTCGCCGTCTACCATTACATTGTGCTTGTACGTCATAGCTCTCACTCCTCTCCGTCTTCATCATATAATATGCCTCTGGAACCGGATGTGTGCTTAGGGCATCCTGCGTTCCCCTCGTGCCTAAATATAGTATTATTAAAATCCCGCTTGCGTATAATCTCTCTTTCCAGCTCTGTCGCCCGCTCCTTCGGTAATGCTCCAAGCTGTCGTGCCATCATGATTTTGCCCTCTACCTGATACATGAGCCTGTTCGAGCAGCTTGCCCCTGCATACTCTATCTCTGCCCAAAGCTGTCTGTATAACTCTCTATCCTTTTTCATACGCTCCCCTCCTTCTCCTTTTGAGCCTCTCCCAGAAGTTTCAGAAAAGCCTTCCACTCGCTTGACTGCCCAAGTCGTTCCCAACAGGAGCGCTTTACGCAGAAGGAAACCACCGTTATTGGGTCTTCTCGACCCGGGTCAACAAGTCTTGTGCTAAACTCGCCGTCCGGCTCTGCTTCAACCTTTATCAGATGCTTTTGCGCCACCATCAGCCAGCCCGTACTCTTAACAACTCGTTCATAAAGGCTCTCCGGCACATCCCCAAGCCTGCCATCATAGATGTACTTTTCATTATCCTTTATGATTATTGGTTCGTCCGCGTCGTTGCTCTCAACGACATCCCTAACCGTTACTGCCATTTTCTTCATTCCTTCCTGCTGCCTTACTTCCCTTGCTTTACAATGCGAATTGCGTTATAACAGTCCAACATATTATCTGATAACCTTGCGTCTAATAGTTCTCTGCATACCTTATCCACATCATAAACTATAGGCTGTTCATCAATGTCTTTTAAAAATCCTTTCGTTATCTCAGCCGCTAATGTCTTATATTTTTCCGTCTTTAATTCATCTTCGTGTTGCTCATATCCCTCGGATATGTACTTTTTAAATTCATCTGCATCAATCAGTCGCATCCCGATCCCTCCTTCCTGCTGCCTTATTGGATTACCTACCCACTCGTGCTATAATCTCCCTCACAGGCTCCCACCAGAGCCGAGTAATGCGAAAGGAGAATATACTATGAAAAAGATATACGCCTGCTTGATAGGGGAATGGGTCTGCCTCAATGACGACCCCGATTGTACTGTAGGAGAGTCGCTTACTCCAGTAGCACAGTGGTACGAAGAAAGTGCAGAAATATGGGCTCCCGCCGTACGTAAGGAACACACGTATTACCAGCTTGATTACTTGCACATCTATTATCGGGGCAAGGATTATCGTATCAACCCTATCTTTATACAGGTCGTATCAGAGTAACATGTCCTGTATCTCACAATACGGCTTGCTTAGTATCTCTGGGGCTGCCATTGGAAGCTGCATCTTCTGACTGGCAGCCTTTTTGTCAAATATAAGGTCTATCTTATTTCTTAACAGTTCCCAATCCTTGTAGGTTATTCCTTGCAATGCGTTTATTATCTCTGTCTGCTTCTCTGTAGTCATTTGTTTATCATCTCCTTCCTGCTGCCTTACTTCCCTTGCTTTACGATACGGATTGCATGGTAACAATCCACCATATTATCTGATTCCCTTGCGTCCAATAATTCTCTGCATACCTTTTCTATATCATAGGCTGTCGGTTGTTCTTCAATGTCTTTTAAAAATCCTTTCGTTATTCCGGCAGCTAATGTCTTATATTCTTTCATCTTTAATTCATCTTTGTGTTGCTCATATCCCTCGGATATATAATCTTTAAATTCATCTGCATCAATCAGTCGCATCCCGCTCCCTCCTTCCTGCTGCCTTATTGGATTACCCGCAGCTCTCTGCCGGTGTTCCGTCTTGCTCCTGAATGTCCCTTGTTACTTCGATATTAAGCATACATTCGCCTGTAGTCACTCTCAGTACATATCTGTCTTTCAGTTGCATAGGGATATTTTTCTGTATACCGCAAAACAACTCCGTTTCCTTATATTTGTCTTCTTCTGCGCTGTACTTGCGGCTGTAGATTCTTATAATTCTCGGTATTGCTACCGTATCAAAATCCCTTAGTGTCATATGTGTTCCCTCCTTCCTGCCACCTTACCGGCTCGCCTTTTCATTCAGCCTTATCCGCATCGTACGCTGTTGGAGTATCCATTATCAGCTTTTGTATTTTCCTATGAACCACATAATTTATTTTCTGTGACAATTCATCACATTTTCCCTGCGCTTTCATATATGCGACATTTTCGTCTATTAAAAGCGCATCTGCATCAATCAGTCGCATCCCGTTCCCTCCTTCCTGCTGCCTTATGTATCCCTTTCTAGATGATACCCTGGCAACCTTATCGCTCTTGGTGTCCCATACTCCGCATCCGTTTCAAGTTTTCCATCATTAAACAGTTTCTTCAGGTGATGGTGGATTGTTGATGTAGACCGCAGCCCTGTCATCTCTCCTATCTCCCGGACTGTCGGTGCATATCTATGTTGGAGGATATATTCCTCTACAGCTTTCATAATAGCTGCTCTAGTTTCAATACCTTGCTGATATGTACTATGATTCACTTCAACTCTCCTTCCTGCTGCCTTATTGGATTACCTATTAGGTAATTTAACTCCTGCTCTACCGCCTTAAACTCCTATACATTTGTTGACATTTTGTCTACATTGTTTGCAAAAAAAATTCTGTCCTTCAGTTCTAAAGATGTTATATTTAAAATATCGCATAACATTTTTATTTCTCCTGCTTTAAACTGGGACTTATTTTCCACTTTTTTCTGAAATCCATAAGTTGTCAATCCAAGTTTTTGAGCTATGTATCCTTTTCTAAGACCTGATTCATCTATGATTTTCAGCAATTCCTTCGTGTCTGTCACAATGTCACCTCCTTCGCTTTATTGTAGGCATTTTGTCTACATTTATGATAATATAGCCTCGTTCATCTTTTGTCAACATCTTTTTCAATTTTTGTTGAATTTTTTTCTACGTTATGATATCATCACATATAAAGGAGGCATTTATTATATGGATATTGGAAAACGTATCAAGCAAAAAAGAGAAGAGCTTGGTTGGTCCCAAGAAGAATTAGCAAATAAAGTCGGTTATAAATCTCGTTCATCAATTAACAAAATCGAAATTGATGGTCGCGGACTTCCGCAAAGTAAAATAGTTGCTTTTGCAAAAGCATTAAACACCACTCCCGCCTACCTGATGGGATGGGATGATGTATCTTCCATTCATTCATCTAGTAACTTTGACAACCGAAAAAATGCTGTTGCTATTCCTGTTCTTGGACGTGTCGCTGCTGGCGTTCCGATTGAAGCAGTGACGGATATAAGAGGCTGGGAGGATGTTACCGCAAAAATGTTTAACGCTAAAGAATACTTTGCCTTAGAGATACATGGTGACTCTATGGAACCGAGGATGTACGAGGGTGATGTAGTTATTGTCAAACAACAGCCGGATGCAGAGTCAGGAGATATTGTCATCGCAACAGTAAACGGTGATGATGCAACCTGCAAGCGACTTGTAAAGTACACCAACAGCATTGCGCTGGTATCTCTTAATACCAAGTACGAACCTATGATTTTCTCAAGAGCAGATATCGAACAA